CGGCGGGCCGCCGACGATGACGGTCTGCGCCGAGATCTGGCAGTAGTTGCCGACGCGCACGGTGGGCGTGACAGCCGTCAGACCCGCCGAGTCGTAGTCCTGGGCTTCGAGCTGGGCGTTCGTCGCCGCCGAAGCCAGCGCATCCTGCTGCCACTCGAAGTAGGTATTCTCGGCCGCTTCACCCTTGCCGATGGCAGTCATGAAGGGGGTCTTGGTGGGGGAGATGTTGGAAATGATTTCGCTCAACTGCTCGCGAATGCCCTTCGCGGAGTAGGAGAGGAAAGTGTTCGTTTTGATTGCCATGAGAGGCTCCTATTTGATGAGGGCGGCAATTGCAGCGGCTGCGTCAGCCGTGCTGCCGGTTTTCCGGAGCTGTTTCATCTGGTTGCGGAAGTTCGTCACCGGAGCACCCGGGGAGCGGCCACCAGGGGCCGCCACAGGTCCGGAGGGGCGTTTGGAGAGCGTGACCCGCTGCCGTTGCAGCTGGTCATACAACATCGCTTTCCGCAGCACGGCTACAGTCCGGTGGTCGTAGACGTTCGACAGCTCGTCGTCCGAGAAGCCCTGCGACCGGCCGTAGTCGATGAGGGCACGCTGCGCGGCCTCCACCTTCTGCGGGTCGCCGAATTCAGGAACGATCTCGGCCAAACGCTGCGCCTCCGTCTGGAGGATGCGCTGCTTTTCCTGCTCCTCGGCCTGCTGGTTGCGCTGAAGGGCCAGCTGGTGCTGCATGTGCAGCTCGTGCTGCTTCTGCTGCCACCGCTGGTGATCAGCCCAGGCCTGTGCGTATTGGATCGGGTCTTCCACTCGCAGACGATCCCAGTCAACCTGCGCCGGCGCCTGCTTCTGTGCTTCCGCAATCAGATGCTGCGCCCACTGGGCGAACTGAGCTCGCTCCTGCCGCAGGGCCTGGACTTCGGCTTCGGCAGCCTTACGCTGCTCCGCCACCGCCATAGCCTTGCGGGTGTAATCCGCCTGCCGCTGATAGCCGGCGACCAGTTCGTTCAGCGGTACCTGGGCTTCTTCCCCGTTGACTTTAACGGTGAAGAGTCGCTCCTTCCGCTGCTCGACCTCGTCATCAGACTCTTCGTCGTCAGACTCGTCCTCGCCTTCGGGTTCGCCCTCTTCGAGCTCGTCCTCGGCGCCATCCTCGGCGTCATCCGGCTCACTGTCCTCGCCGTTGTCGTCACCGTCGCCGGTGCCGAATAGCGCAGTCAGTTTGCTGGCCGCCTCATCAATTTCAAAACCTTGAGATCCGTTCTGGTTGTCTCCGTCCATCGCCTACTTCTTTCCTTTTTGCTTCAACGCATTCGACGCCATGGCGCCGCTGCCGATGATCGTAGTAAGCTCCTCCTCAAACTTCCGAGCCGCCCGGAGGGTGAAAAACAACGCCTCCCGGCCAGCTTGATCGGTGTCTTTGGAGTCGGCCCACTCACGAAAACAGCGTTCTTGGAGCTTTCGCATCGCTTCCTGGTAGAGCGGGTTCTGGCGGAGTTCCTCCGCCCGATTGCCCGCGGCCACTTGCGATTCGAGGCTTGCCTGTTCACTCATTGGGTCGGTCCTTGCTGCATGGTTTGCGCAGCCTGCTCCGCACGTCGGTCACGTTGCATAGCCGCCTGGATCTGCGCGGTGTCTACGGTCGCTGCGTACTTCAATTCCAGCTCCCGGGCCCGCAAGATGATGTCAGCTTCCGCCTTATCACGCTCGCGGTCGTCTTGCAAAAGCATTTCTTCTCGCTTGAGGGCCTGGTCGGCCTGCTTCATCGCAATGTCGGCTTTGATTTGCTCGACCTGGACCTTCGCCAGGAGCATCTCCGGCGTCTCCTGCTGCTGGGGCGCCGGCGGCTGCCAATCAGCTGGGACTTCGGAGAAGAATCGGGACGGGTCCGGGAATCCGGACAGCTCGAGCATTTTTGCGAGCGTGTAACGGTACTGCGCCACAGTTACGAGCGGGTTACCGGGCCCGTACTGCTGGAGGATGGCCTCCTGCCGCGCAGCAATCGTTTGAAGTTTTGCCAATTCCTCGTCGGTCGACGTCTGGCCGGCGGCGAGATGCACTACCAGATCAGCGTCGGCGCTCCAGGAGGCCGGAGACATCGAAACAAACTTGCCGCGAAGGCGAATGACCCGTTCGGCGTCCTGATGCCGTGCCAGGAGCCCGTGGATGCCTTTGAACAGCCGCTTGATTCCGGTCTCGGCGAAGATACGAGCGATCAGTTCGATGTGCTGGTGGGCGCCGTTGATTGTCGCCGCCACCGCCGCCTTTGAGGCGCTCTGGAGGGCGTCGGCGTCGAGGCCCGCGGCAGCCTTCGAGATGCCTGTGCGGTTTTCCTTCTGCTCCTGGAAATACTGAAGCATCGGAAACGCTTCCTGGCCGACGAAGGGTACGTTCAGCGGCTGCACCATCCCCGGCTGGCGAGCCCGGATGACGGCCGAATTCTCGTTGTTGAGGACGTCCTCGACATTGACCTGCCCCTCGACCACGACAACGCGTGGCGTGATGGCGTTGGCGAGGGAATTCAACATCCGGCGGAGGACGCCGGTCGACATCTGCTGCAAATCCTCGATCAGATCGGCGACGGAGCGACCGAAAACCGTATGCGGCGTCGGATCGGGGCACAACAGCGCAAACGGCCGCTCGATGGCCGGCTCGTTATGCACCACCTTTAGGCCCTCGCCCATCAAACAGACCTTCCGGAGTTCCGCGACCCCATCCCCGTCGTAGTCGATCCGGGTATACGCCTCAATGTAGAGCACCGGCCGGGAGGCCATGTCGAGGCCATCGCCGGCGAGCATAGCCGCCAGCGGAAGACGCTTCTTTGCCTCGAGCGTCAGGACGTGATACTCCTCCGTCCCGGCGCATTCCTCGACGTCTTCGCGCTCGTAGCCCATTGCAACGAGTTCGGAGACGGTGGCGTAGCGCCGGTGGGCCACTGTGCGAGCGGAATCGACGCAACGGGCCGTGCCGTTGATCAGCAGCTCTTCCGGTGGTATGGCGGCGACACGAACCTGGGGACGGTTCTTGTGGAGAGTGACCTCCATGTCGATCAGTTCGCCATCACCCTGCCAGAATTTGATCTTCGCGCCCACTGCCTGGGCCTCGGCGGCGAGCAATTTTGCCGCTTCCGAGGGGAGGCCTGTGTACCGCTCGATGTGGGGCTCTATCGAGTCGTCCCACCACCACTTGATCGCTCCCTGACGCCGGATGAGGGCGTCTTTGAAGGCGGAATACAGCACCAAAAATCCCGGATTGTCCTGCATCAGGACGTAGTTGATGTAGTCGGTCTGCTGCTCGGCCAGTTCGATGTCTTCAGGGCCGCGGGGAGAGAATTCAACCACCCGTTTCGGGCCGGCGAAAATGCGGCAGATGGTCGGTAGAATGCCGTGGATGGTGTCTCGCACCTCCCGCGTCACAACCTGCGACTGGCCGTCCTCTTCGTCGCCGTAGGGCTTGCCGTCGTAGCGGTCGGTGAGCAGCTGACGCTCTTCGGAAAGCACTCGTGCCACCGACTCGGCCTCATCGATCTCCGTCCGGAGGAAGGCCTGGAGCTCGTCTTCGTCCATCGGCTCGACGGGCTTCTCTTCGCCGGGGTCGGGCTCGTCGTAGAGCTCGTCTTCAGGGCCAGAGGAGGACTCTTCCGGGTCTGCACTCCCGTAGCCTTCCTCCTCCGGAGCCTCAGGAGAAACGGCGTAGGGCGGCCGGCGGTTGCCGGGGGAGGGTATATTGCGCTGGGCGCCCTTTGCCATGATCGCTCCGTACCATGAGCACGGCACGGAGCGCAAAGTCTTTCGCTAGACGATGCTCTTGAGGCCCCTGGAGAGGGGTTTGTTGCGCCGGCTGGCGCCGGAGGACCAGCCGTGCGCCGCCGTCGCCGCATTGCCGGCGAAGGTGAGCACAAACGCATCAGCCAGATCGGGCGACGGGATGCCGCGGCGTTTGGCATCCTCCTTCGACTCGATCATGAGTTTGCCGTTGGACGAGAACTTGTACTTGCAGGCGGCTAGTTCGGCGATAAGACCCTCGTCGTTGGGTATCCGGCAGTCCCGAGCCGCGAGCCACTCCTTGGCCTTCTGCCAGAGCTCCGCCCGCAGGTTGAAGCAGCCCGACTGCATCGATGGGCTTTCGGAGACGTTGACGCCGACAGCCGGAAGCCCCAGCTCGCGCAGCCGGTCGACGACGCCGGCGCCGATGCCGATGGAGTCCACCAGGATCTCGACGGGCCGACGCGAGGCCGGCCGGCTGGTGAACTCGGAGTGGACGAGGCCCGTGGTCTGCATCAGGTCGTAATTGCGCCAGCTCCGGACGCCCTCCAAGTAGTTTCCGCGCCGCTCGGCAAGACAGGAGCGGTCGGAGCCAAATCGGGCCACGTCGAGGCCCCAGGAGAGGTCGGAGGGGGTGGGCTCGACCTCGCGCACCTTGGCGAGTTCGATCAGCTCCATGGGAATCAGCGTGTCGTCGTCGGCCCGGGGGAACTCTCCCAGCACGCGGATCCGGTAAGCGTTCGACTCCTCGCCGTACCGGACGGCCATTTCCTGGATGTACTCCTTCGACACCCGCGGCGAGTCTTCGCAGCTGATGCGGAAGGTCTTCCAGGAGCTCGAGAGACGGTTGTGGGTGTCGTAGAAAAAGCCGCTGGAACGCACGGGATTGCCCAGCAGGAGCGTTGTGGCGGAGTGCCCGGACATTGACCCCGCCGCTGCCTCGTAAACCTGCTCAGGGACGCCGGAGGCCTCGTCGGCGATGAGCAGGACGTGCTGCGAATGCACTCCCTGCAATGCCTCGGGCTGCTCGGCGCGGCTGGTGCGGAAAGAGATAAACCCCTCATTCGGTGCCCCCGACAACTCGATGCGCTCGGCCTTTACGGCGAGCATGGCCTGGACGGCCGGAGGTAGGGCGTTGATCCACCGACGCAGCTCGGAGTAGAGCGCGTCGTAGAGCTGCGCCGACGTTGGAGCGGTCACAACGGTCTTCGACGGGAACCGCGTGATCAGGAACCAGATCATCAGCCAGGATGCCACTGTGGACTTGCCTACACCGTGTCCGGAGCGTACGGAGATGCGGCGGGTGCCGGAGGCTACTTCCCGCATGATCTCGGCCTGGATGGCGTCAGGACGCGCCCCAAGGCAATCCTGCACAAATCGAACCGGATCCCGGTAAAACTCGTGGACGAACTGGATGAGGGGGTTCGGCTTGCCCGGATCTACGGCTGGCATTATTCCAGCTCCAGCCGGGCGATAGGGCCGTGGGCCTGGGACAGCTCCCGAAACAGTCCGAGCGAAGAGTTGTGGACCCGGATGCAGCCGTAAGTCGGGCGGAGGTGGCCGGTGGTGCTTAGGTCCCCGGAGTGGACCCAGATCCCGGATCGTTTACCGTCAGCGTAGGCGAGTACAGCCTGCCCGGAAAGGGGGCTCAATATCAGCGGGGCGTACGGCCCGTAGGTCCGCACATTCAGCTGCGGCGTCCCCTGCTGCACCGCCCAGACTCCGGTGGGGGTGTCACCGTACGGCTTCAGGGGGTCACGGGTAGGGTTGCCTTCCTGGGCTGCTCTGGCGTTGTCGGAGAGGGCCAAGAACGGCACGACGGCGAGTGTATTCCCCGCTTCATCGCAGACGGTCATGCGGCCGGTTGATCGGCTGGCGTGGAGTGTCATGTGGCGCCCAACTTAAAATTTTTTTCGGGAAGGGGGGTCGGTCTGTTCCACCTCCCGCAACTATTGCACCCCGGGTCCTCCGCGCGAAGGGGGGCTTCCGCGGCGCCGCGGCTGCCCTGCCCCGCTCCGCCCCAGGCGCCGCCGGCCTCGGATCCCGGCCCGCCGGCGTCGACGTCGACAGTGCTGTCGGAGGGTTGCGTTGACCGCGGCCGACACCCCTGATTTGTACACCTGACGAGGTGGTACGCCCGATAACGCGGAGGAATCGCTGTATGTTGTTGAAAACAAACAGTGGTTCCCATAATATGCATTATGTCAACTTTCCTGCTATCTCGTTGTCGGGCAAGGAGTTAACCATGTTTGCATGGTACTTTCGTAGGGCATCAATGTGCAGCTCGGCGATGTTTATCTGCACGTCCACCTGCTTCTCCCCGAACTGCTGCGGATCATACTTTGAGGCCAGCCAACGACGGACGTCGACCTGCAATCGCGCCTTCTGGACCATCTCCGGCGTTGCGGAGTCGGCGATGACCAGGCTCTGCTCGGCGAGGGAGGACGCCGCGCGGGCGCGCGCCCGGAGTAGCGCCTCGGCCCTCTCTGGATCCTCTCGCAGCCAGTTGGACAGCATTGTGGGTGAGTGAGGTCCGTATCCCTCGGAGGCGGGCATGCTGGCCGCAATCTCCACCATCGTCTCCCCATTCGCCACCCGATCCAGAATAGCCTCGACGCCCCCGATGTCGGACACCGCGGTAAGCATAGCTCTCAGTCTGGGTCGGCCTGCCATGCCCTCAATTCTGCCACCACCTCCCGCCGCCCCGCAAACCCTTTCTCCCACCACCCCTCAACCCCGCCTCGTGGCAGGGTGGCAGGTACCCTTCGGTAACTTCCTTCTACTATATAACTCCCTATACTCTCTTCTACTCTTTATTCACCTGTATGTACTTTACAGAAGAAGTAGTGCCACTGTGCCACTAGCAATAGCTATTCACTGAAGAATCAACAACATAAAGCAGTGGCAGATATCTCCCACCGTGGTGGACTTCTGTGCCACCGATCCGCGGCACAACTCACTCAGCAGCCGTCACCCCGACGTAACATCAGCAGCGGCCCACCCGCAGCCGCGCATCCGCCACCACGAACCGTTCCGCAGGCCCCAAACTCCGCCACTAAATGGCAGAGGACGACCCCTCGTGGCATAGCTCTCCCACTGCAAAAACACCCCCTCCAACCACCCCTTCGCCGGCTACTAACTCATTAAAGCCTGTTTATCTATTGGCACTTCAGCCGCAGTCGTGGCATCATGCTGTCATGCGGTCATGCCAGCATGGTCGCGACTACAGTCTCAGGAGAATGAACATGGAAGCCCTCACCGAAATCGAGATCAATGAGATCAAAGAAGCCGCCCACCGGCTGGATCTGAACTACGACCACCTCAACCTATCTGACCCGAATGACGCCAAGATCCTGCGGGCAGGCATCGCCTACCGTCAAGGACAGGCTTATCCGGCTGGTCTACAGGTAGGCGACATTTTTTACGGTGCGGGACCGGAGGCCGAGAAACTCTTCCCGACGGATGTCAATGCTGGGGTGGATCGCGAGCGGAACCTGTACCGCAACATGTTCCTGCATGGCGCCCTCGACGCCTTCGACCGTCTTAAGGTCTACCTGGACTCCGACAACCGGATCACCCGCCTGGAGGTGATCTAGCCATGGACGCCAACACCATCACCTACGACGAGATCGTAGCCATGTTCAACGACTTCAAAGGGGCGGCTCTGCTGCCCCGCCTCCGCATGCTGGAGCACCCGTCCTCGGGCAACATCCTGCTCGTCAACTTCTCCGGCCGCCGGCCCATCATCCGCAAGTACACCCCTGTCGCCGGCGTCCCCGGCCTGTATCGGAGGCCGCAATGACTACCCCTATACCCCGCTCCGCCTTCCCCGCCGGTCCCGACCACCCCCGATACCGAGGCGGATCCATCCACAATGAGCACGGCTATCGGCGGGTTACCGTTGGCCGGCGGAACCAGATGCCGTACGAACACCGCTGGGTGATTGAGCAGCTGATGCTCGAGCAGGCCATCATCGAGGCCACCCGCCGCATCAACCTGGAGGGCCTTGGCCCCGACCCATGGGATGAGTCCCCGGACGCCGTCGAGACCGCCATGGAGTTCCTGATCGCACGCGAGGTTATGGCCCTGGTCGCTAACCCGCCGCGGATCGCCCCGGGCCTCCAGGTACACCACATTGACTTCGACCGGCAGCACAACTGCCCCTCTAATTTGATGCTGCTCGATGGCCCCCTGCACCGGGCCATCACCACTGCCCACCGGCGATTTCTCCGGCGGCACAACCACAACCAGATGATGTCCCGTCTGCGGGACGCAGGAGCGACGGAATGAACACTCAGACCAACCACGCCCGTGACGCCTTTTTCCACCCGCTCCAGGAGCACGCCAACAAAGAGCTCCTGAAGTTCGCCGCCGGCCACGCGATCTTCTGCCCGACGTGCAACCGCATCCTGGACTGCAAGACCACCGTCCACGTCTCCGTCATGCAGGGCACCAGCTGCGCTCACTCCTTGACCAGCTGCGAGACGTGCTGGGGTAAGCAGGAGCCCCGCGTCGCCGCCGTCGCCGCCAAGCACGGCGCCACCCTCGACATCGTCCGATGGCCCGGCCGCAGGCCGAAGACGCCAAGGACACCGAAGCCGGCCCCTGTGGCCGACCCCCGCCAGGGGCAACTCAATTTACAGGAGGAGACCGTATAGACACCTGAATTCACCAAAGGGATACCGGGCTCGAGAGACTGCGGGCCCGGGTTAAAAGGAGGAACGGATGGCATTTATGACAACGCTGGAGCGGCTGGAAGAGACGGAGTTTGAACTGACCAAAATGAAGGCTGTTGCCGCCAGCAGGGGCCGCTCCCTGGAGCTGGCCGAAAGACGAATCGATGAGCTGGAGCAGGCCAACAAGCAGCTCCTGGAAAAGTTGAACAAACGAGGAGAGACGGAATGACACGCAACGAGATCCAGAGACGGATCGACGACGACGAGAAGGTGATCGAGCTGGGGGAGGTGACTTTTGACGTTGACGACCCGCTGGTCGTCCCCGCCGGCCGCGCCCCGCTGACGATCCGCGGGAAAGCAAAAGAGGGTACAGTGGTGCGGGCTGGAGCCGGCTTCATCCAGTCGGATGGGGTGACGGTGCGCCTGCATGACCTGGCTGTTGTGGCACAGGTGCCGCACGTCGGCATGGTACTGGAGCTCAACGGCATCGGCGCCGACATCGAGGCCACCGGCTGCCTCTTCAAAGACTTCTACGACGGTCTATGGGGCCAATGGGCCGGCGGCATGCTCCGGGTGTCAGGCTGCGAGTTCCGCAACTTCGCCCGCCACGCCATCTACGGGGAGTCGAACGTCGGATACTGGGTGGCACGCATCGTTGACAGCTATTTCGACGGCCGGGAGTCCGAGGGCCTCATCAATCTCTGCGGCATCCACGCCGGCGGCGTCATCGCCAACAACTACATGCAGGCGTCGAAGGTTCACATTCTGGTAAATGCCGCGGCGTCGAGCCCGGTGAATGAGCTGGTCCTCGACGGCAATATGCTGGATCAGGACTCTGACAGCATCGCAGCTATCCGAATTTTAGGGGACGGCACTGCGTTCCCTTCCCCGGCCAGCAACTGCATCAAGGTCACCGGAGGGTACATCAACTCCGTTTCCCGGGCCGTGCGGATGGAGTCCCCCGCCAACGTCTCCGTGGACAACGTCAAGATACGCTGGAGCGGACCCAACCCAGCAATAGACGTCCAAGGAACCCGCGCCGCCGAGGTCGACATCTCCGACAACGGCATCCAATACTGGGGCGGCTCCGCGCCGTCGGCCATTCGCTGGATGCCGTTTGACTCTGAGGGCGGCCGGATAAAAGGCAACCATGGACGCGCATTCGGCGGCCAGATGCCATTTGTCGATGTTTTTGGCGGCATCAAGGACTTGGTCATCGAAGGCAACAGCCCCGGCCAGGGGTACACTGAACTGGTTGGTGACACCCGCGGGTATGTCCGGGGGCAGGGTGAGCTGATCTGCCGCGGCAACACGCCCTACAACAGCCCCTATGCCCAGGCGACGGTGTCCGGGCCGGAGATGATCCTTCCGCTCGTCGACGAGTCCCAGGTGGTGGGCGTCGGCACCATCGGCGAGATCACCCTGATCAGTGGACTGACGGCACGCCAGGGGGTGCGAGTGACGATGATCTCGGCCACCCCCGTCAAGTTCCGCAAGCCGGCCACGATAATCGACGGAAGCGTCGGCGTAGATTTCGATTTGAAGCCCTTCGAGCCGCGGCAGGTGCTGAAGTTCCAGGACAACCTTTGGTACCCACTATGAGCTTCACCATCCCCAGCCTGGGCGTCGAGGCACCCGTCGAAGCCCTCGCAAGTGAGGAGGAGATTCTGTCGGCCGCCGGCCGGATCCTCTCCGCCCGCCGCCGGGAGCACCGCGGCCCGTCGAAGATTCAGCCCTGCCCTCGCTGCGGGGCAAAGACAACAGCACGCCAGCGGCGCCGCCCGTGCGCCTGTGGGCACAAGTGGAGAAGGGGGGAGTAGATATGGAAATAGCAATCATCGGCAGCGTGCTGCTTGGTGGCGGCGCGTACCTTAAATGGAAGCCGACCCGAGCCGATCTGTGGAATGCCATTGCGGCCTGGGCGGCAGCAAACCGTGACGCCGCACTTGTGCGCGAGTCCAGGCGCAAGGAGTACCTACAGGCTCGGTATGATAGCGGAACATAAACTCCCACCCTCCGACGCCCGGGCCGAGGCCTGTCGATTAGTGCTACCGCTGGTAGGACCCCAAGTGTTTCTGGAGTGCGTCACCTGGGTGTTAGATAAGCAGGGCCGGCAGCTGGTCCGAGTGACCCGCCGCCCCTGCCCCGGCGACCCCATCGGCGGCTGCATCTTCCTGGTCGCCGACGAGGTCATCGAGACCTTCGACGTGCTGGGGGAGGATCTGGCCCTGCTGTTCTACGAAATGCATTTCATGAAGCACCGGATGACTTGACCGACGCCCAAACTTTCCCCAGAGCGCCCTCCTACTTGGAGGGCGTTCTTACGTCTACGGGCTCCCCGGCAGCGTAAGCCTCGAGGCATTCGATGATCAGCGCCTGGAAGCTCCCCCGCTCCTCGTCGACCATCCGATGCATGCATTTGCGCCACAGTTCGACCGGTATTCGTACCGGGACCTGTTTCACGTTTCCTGTCTTCTCCTGTACCATTTCAATCCATTAGTGAATTTTAATTCACCAAACTCCTTCTTCTGGCTTTTTTCCTCGGTCCTGACTGTTGTAACCTGACCTCGTGACCGCATGACGGCATGCGGTCGACAATTGGGCGAGCCGGGGCGGCTTAAGGTGGCATAACAGATTTCTGTTTTGCCCCCATGACTCCACTCTACTCGCTAAATGCGGAAAGAGAACCGGGGGTTTATTAAATTATGCTAACCACTGCCACGCAAAAGGAACGCCAGCTGGAGTTTCAGCTGGAGCTGATGCGGGGGGAGGCGGAGCGGCATGCGGAGGCCCACCAGTTTTGGTTTTGGGTATCTGTACTGACTGTTCTAGCATTCCTCGTCCTCTGCATCACCTATCAGCTCGGGGGCAAGTCGTGCTCGTAATCGGCATCGATCCGGGCGCCACCGGGGCCCTGGCTTTGCTCTACACCGACACCGGTGATCTGGTGCTCTTCGACATGCCGGTGGTGGAGATCACGCGCGGCAAGCGGGACGTGCGGCAAGTGGATGCCGGAATGCTCGGAGCTCTCCTCCGGGAGAATCTTCCGGCCTCGGCCCACGCTTACCTCGAGAAGGTTGGCGCGATGCCCGGGCAGGGGGTGTCCTCCATGTTCGCGTTCGGCCGCGCCGTCGGTGTTGTCGAGGGCGTGCTGTCCGGCCTCCGGATCCCCGTTAGCATCGTCCCGCCGCAGACCTGGATGAAGGGCTGCTCCGTCGTTGGTGGCAAGGATGGCAGCCGTGCTCGGGCCATGCAGCTCTTCCCCGCCTACGCCTCCCTGTTCTCCCGGAAGAAGGACGACGGCCGCGCCGACGCAGCCCTCATTGCGTATTACGGTGTCCAACAACTCAAGGAGATCCTGTGAAGAAGTATGAAGAATGCGGGCTTTATCCCGCGTACATGCCGGGGTGGACAACGAATGATGAGTTGAAGTTCCTGTTCGGCTCCCCCGCCTACGCCGGCTTGGTTAACCGGGACGTGTCCCGCGTCAACAACACCCGGCTCCTGATGGGAATGCAGCCGATCAGCCACGCGCAGCTCATCCAGCAGTATGAGCAGGTGCTCGAAGAGCGGCCGCGGAATCACGGTCTGGACGTGGACCTGATCAAAGAGCGCCTCCGCATCTGGCGGGCCTCTCAGAATGTGCAGTTGCTCCGCAAGCACAAGGACGTGCTGTAGGCATGCAGCTGCGACCCTACCAGCTCTACGGTGCCCTCTGGCTCGCTCAGAGTCCACGGGCCATGCTCGGCGACCCGCCGGGCTTGGGCAAGACCCCCCAGGCCATAAAGGCCTGTGAGCTGGTTGGTGCAGTCCGCATCGTGGTCATCTGCCCTGCCGTTGCTGTTTCTAACTGGCTCCGAGAATGGCGGCAGTGGTGGTCTGGCTCCGCCGACGTCACTCCCAGCATCTACTCATACGACAAGATCGGTCGGGACAAAAAACTCCGCCAGCACCTCATGGAGTGCCAGTTAGATGTTTTGGTGTTGGATGAAGCCCACTACCTAAAAACCGTGGACTCACTGCGGACAAAGCACATCTACAGCCCGAAGAGCCCAGAGAGAGGCATCGCTTCTTCCGCCACTTACTGCTGGGCGCTGTCGGGCACCTTCAGCCCGAATCATGTCGGCGAGTATTGGACACACATTAGAACATTGGCTCCTCACTTGTTCGACGGCGGCACGAGAAGTTGCTTAAGTTACGTTGGCTTCTTGAAGCACTTCACCAATTGGCATGCCGGGGAGTTTGGCATCCAGGTGCTGGGAGTTCGGAAAGATCGCCGGCAGGAACTACAGGCCATCCTCAACAAGGTAGGCCTCCGCCGGGAGATAGCCGACGTCCTCCCAGACCTACCACCGATCAGCTGGGGGACAGTTACCACCCCCGCCGGCGAGGCCGCCGAAGAACTTTGCCGGCTGGAAGAGACCCCAGAGGTAATTGCTTTGGTCGACCACTTTATGGAGTCTGGTGAGTTTACTGCTCACGACGTCCACCTCGCTACGCTCCGCAGACTCATCGGTCGCGTGAAGGTGGCGGGGGTGGCGAACCTGATCAAGGAAGAACTGTCGGCAGGGCACTACAGAAAAATCGTGCTTTGGGCTTGGCATAAAGAGGTTGTCCAGTACCTCTGCGGAGCTTTAGGCAGTTGGGGATTGGTCATGATCGACGGGTCTGTTTCCAACTCCCAGCGAGGCCAGCGGGTCGAGCAGTTCCAGCAGAACCCGGACATACGAGTCTTCATCGGCCAGATCCAGGCCGCCGGCACTGCCATCACCCTGACGGCTGCCAACCAGGTTGTCTTTGTCGAGAGCTCCTGGGTGCCCGACGAGAATGAGCAGGCCGCAAAACGCTGCCACCGCTACGGCCAGCAGCAACCAGTTTTCGTTCGTATTGCCGCCCTCGATCAGTCCATCGACCAGATCGTGGCGGCCACCATCAACCGCAAACTTCAAAACAAAATCCAGATCGGAGAAAACTAGATGAACGAAGAGCAGATGCGCCTGCCGCAGCCCGAATTCAAGTTCGCATTTCAGGGACCAGGGCTGTCGATTTCCCTGACCACGACCAACCCGGAGATCCTCGCCCAGTACGTCAGCGCGACGTTTGGCGCCACTCTGCCGGCGACCATGCAAGAGCAGTTCAACGAGCCCGCGGTTGCCGCTCCAACGCCGAAGCCGCAGACGGAGTCCCCGAAGCAGACCCGTAGCCGCGCCAAGGAAAAGGTTGAGGAGCCGAAGAAGGAAGAACCGAAGCCGGAGCCGGCCGCCGAGAAAACCGAGTCCGCTGCCTCCGCGCCGACCCCGCTCCAGGCGACAGAGGAATTCGTCGGCGCCAGCCTGACTAAAGATCAGCTGGTGGAGATGACTATCGCCTGCTTCGGGAAGGATCGGGCGAAAGTCGCCGATCTCCTCGGCAAGTTCGGCGCCAAACGCTTCTCCGAGCTGCCGGAGAACAAGCTCGTTGAGTACGCCACCTCCCTGACCATCCTGGCGAAGGAACTGAAGGTCTAGGATGGCTACCCAGCTCCATTCCGGGAGGGCTCACTGCGAGCTCTCCCCCTCATCCGCCAGCCGCTGGATGGCCTGCCCCGGGTCGGTGGCCCTGCTCCGCAAGGTGCCTCGCTCCGGCAGCTCCGTCTACGCTCAGGAGGGCACCGCGGCACACGAACTGGCCGAGGAGTGCCTCCGCTCGAAGAAAGACCCACAGGACCTGCTCGGGGGGAAGTGGGTGGACGAATCCGGCGAGGAGCACGAGATCGAACAGGAGATGGTGGACGCCATCTCCGAGTACGTCAACCTCGCCCGCAAACTCATCGACGGCGCCGTCTGGTATAGCATCGAACGCCGCTTCTTCCTCGACTCCATCAACCCCCCGGCGCCGATGTACGGAACAGCTGACTTCGTTGGCATCTCCGGTGACGTGCTGGAGGTGGTTGACCTGAAATACGGAAAAGGGGTGCCGGTGGAGGTGGATAGCAATAAGCAGCTCCTCTACTACGCCCTCGGTGCCTATGTCTCGGTGCCGCAGGACATCCTGTCCCGCGTTAAGTGGGTCCGGATGACCATCGTTCAGCCCCGGGCGTTTCACAAAGACGGCCCGATTCGCTCTTGGGAAGTTCCCGTCGCGCGTCTTCTCGACTTCGTGATGGACCTGTTTGAGATGGCGGAGGAGGCCCTGAAGCCAGGGGCGCCGCTTGCTATCGGCGACCACTGCCGGTGGTGCGATGCCCGTGGGGTCTGCCCCGAGGCATCCAAGCAGGCCCTGGCGGTGGCGCAGAACGAGTTTCAGGTGCTGAAGGACAAGCCGGCGCCCCCGGATCCTAAACTCCTCACCGAGGCCGAGATCGGCGCCTATATGGAGAAGTTCGGTCTGGTGGAGGACTGGATGGCTGGCGTTCGCGAGCACGCCTTCCAGCTCCTTTCCAGCGGCGTCTCCGTCCCTGGTTTCAAGTTGGTCGACAAGCGGGCTACCCGTAAGTGGGCCGACGAAAACGAGGTGGAAAAGTGGATCGCGACGGCCGGCCACGACCCGGCCAAGTTGCACTCCACAAAATTGCTCACCCCCGCCCAGGCTGAGAAGGCCCTGGGCAAGAAGAACCCGATCCCGGCCGACTTGGTCTCGAAGACCAGCTCCGGCTACACCATGACCGAGGCGACCGACCCCCGGCCCGCCGCCAAAATCCTTGCCGCCGTAGACGAGTTCTCGGTGGTTGACGCCAGCGAAATCATTTAGGAGACCACCATGGCCCAAGACACCAAAGCAATCACCCCGAAGGCTATCCTGTCCTTCCCACACCTGTTTCAACCCCGTGCCGTCGAGGACGGTGGCGAGCCGAAGTACTCCGCCTGCCTCGTCTTCCCCCCGGGGACGGATCTCTCTCAGCTGGAGAAGGCCGCCGAAGTCGCCGGCCGGGAAAAGTTCAAAGAGAAGTACGATGCCCTGAAGAATGCCGGCAAACTGCGGATGCCGTTCCGTACCGACACGGAAGAGCGTGGGTATGCGGACGGCAGCGTTTACTTCAATGCCAGCTCCAAGGACCAGCCGCAGATCGTCCAACCCTTCGCCGGCAAAGACGGCAAGCCGGCGCCGTTAACGGACGAGAAGGACATTTACCCGGGCTGCTTCGTTCGGGCGTCGGTGAACTTCTTCGGCTACGACACCAAGGGCAACAAGGGTGTCGGCGTCGGCTTGAACAACCTCCAGAAGCTGGCCGACGGCGAGCGGCTGGACTTCCGCCGGAATGCCAGCGACGAGTTCTCGGTGGTGGATACGGCCGAGATGGACGACGCTAACTCGATCCTCTAACCCGGAGGCTAGGCGCCGCATGCTGATCCATGAGCTCCACACATATATCTGTTGTGAGCCCGGCTGCGGCGCCACTTTTCAGAGCCCCTCGAAGCCGGCGAGGGGGAGGAAGTACCGATGCGAAAAGTGCCGCCGGGAACGGCACATTTTCGTCTGCCGTCGAGCCCACCAAAAGAGAAAACAACGTGCGCGTAAACATTGACTTTGAAACCCGATCCGAAGCTGATCTCAAAAAGGTGGGCCTGCACGTCTACGCTGCCCACCCCTCGACCCAGGTCATGTGCGCCTGCTACTCCATCGACGGCGGGCCGGTACAGACGTGGGTGATGGGCGAGCGGCAGCCGGAGGATATCATCGACGCAGTCCGCTCTGAGGCGGAATGGCACGCCTGGAACGCGCAGTTTGAACGGGTCATTTGGCATATCGCGTTTCGCGAGTGGCAATGGGCCCCGGCCCTGACCAATTGGCGTTGCTCGATGGTCCTGGCAGGCCTCCACGGTCTGCCGCTGGGGCTGGCGCCGGCCGCCATGGCCCTCGGGCTTGAGCAGGAAAAAGACATGGTTGGCAACCGCATCATGAAGCAGATGTCGAAGCCGCGCGGCCACGCCGCAGACGGTTCGCCGATCTGGTGGGAGGACGGTACCCGGTGGGAGAAGCTCATCGCGTACTGCCGCCAGGACGTGGTCGTTGAGGCTGCAATCGCGGAGCTCCTCGACGCGATGCCGGAGCGGGAGCTGCGAATTTACCAGCTTGACCAGCTAATCAACGAGCGTGGCGTGCGGCTGGACATAGACCTCGCCCGGGCCTCCCGCAGCGTGGCTAAACGATCCATCGAGCGCTCCGACGCCGCCCTCGACACCCTCACGGCCGGCAAAGTTAAGGGCGTCACCAAGGTCGCCGACCTGACCCGGTGGGTCCGGGATCAGGGTGTCGATGTAGACAGCCTCGACAAGCAGGCCCTGCGGGACCTCCAGGCCGGCGACATCCCCGACAACGTATCCGCGGCGCTCACCCTCCGCGCCGAGGGCGCCAAGAGCTCCGTCGCGAAGCTGGACTCCATGCTGGCCTACTCTCAGGTCAACGGCCGGCTGCGGGGGCTGCTCCAATACGCTGGGGCTGCTACCGGACGATGGGCTGGACGTGGGTGCCAGCCGCAAAACTTTCCGCAGGGCGAGGTCTCAAATGTCGAGTCCCTCATACCGCTGGTGATGGACGAGGACCTGGACACCCTCGA